ATATCTAAAAAAATTGAAGAAAATATCCCATTTCTTTTATTCTTAATGTTTCAATCAATGTTATTTGCATTAAAAATAGGTGGTATAATAAATTGGAGTTGGTTTATTGTTTTAATTCCTTTATTCTTTATTCTTTTAATTATAATTTTAGTTACTTGGGCATCTTTAATAGATGAAAAATATGGCGAAAATATAGGAGAAGACAATGAATAAGAAATTTGCCATTTATTGTAGAGTATCTAGAACAGATCAAATTCTAGAGAACCAAATAAATCCTCTTGTACAATATTGTGAAAGAATGAATTGGGATTATGAGATATTTAAAGAAAAAGAATCTACAAGAAAATCTAGGCCTGTTCAATGGGATTTGTATAATAGACTTCTAAAGAAAGAATTTGATGGATTATTATTTTATAAGTTGGATAGATGGGCTAGAAGTCTAAAAGAACTTGTAACTCACATGGAGGCCTTAAATGAAAAAAATGTTAATATTGTAAGTTATATGGAAAATATAGATATGAATACTTCTAGTGGAAAAATGATGATGGGAATAATGGCTACTTTTGCAGAGTTTGAAAGAAACATTATTAGAGAGAGAACTATGGCAGGATTGGATAGAGCTAGAGCACAGGGGAAAACGCTTGGAAGGCCTAGAGGAAAAAGGAGTAATAAAGATGTTGCATTAGAACCAGTTAGGGAGTATATGTTAAAGGGTTATGATATTAGAACAATCTCAAAATTAATGGAAACATCTAAATATAGAATAGAAAAGGCAATTAAAAAAATTAGGGAAGGTAAACAGGGGGGGGGTTTTGATAAAAAAGTTTTGTCTGAACTATCGGACATTTAAATGCCTTTTACCAATAGTTTTAAATACTAAGTAACTTAGTATTAGTTATGAGCGGAGTAAGACATATTTTATTAAAATTGAGTGATGATGATTTTGCTATTGCAATAGCAGTTAAAACTTTAATGAGGAAAAATTCTTGGGAAGATTGTTTTATGGATTTAATTTTACAAGAACAAAAGATTTTAACTCCAACTAAGGAGGATTTTGATTAATGGCAGAAATTGTTGGATTTGAAACTGGTTTAGATCTACCAGGATTAGCATCATCTCAATTTGGTATTTATATTCTAATGGGCTTGGGAGTTCTTGCTATGTTTGCTGTTGCTGGAGGAATATTATATTGGTATTTTCAAAAGAAGTTGTTTAAATTTAAAATAGTTGTATTTGAGAATATATCCGGACAGGGTTGGACAGTTGGAACTAAAGATACTGCAAAATATTTAAGATTATCAAAAGATGGTACAGAAGTTTTATGGTTAAGGAAAAAGAAAATCCCTTTAACTGCCTATGGTAGAAAAATGGGGACTAATTCATATTGGTTTGCAATAGGCCAAGATGGTGGATGGTATAATATTGTTTTGGGAGATTTAGATTCTAAAATGGGAACTTTGGATATAGAACCAGTTGATAGAGATATAAAATATGTTTCTGTTGCTATGAGAAAGAACGCTTCTGAAAATTATGGGCCTAAACAATCTTTTATGGATAAATATGGATCATGGATATTAGGAGGAGTTACTTTAATTATCTTCTTCGCTGGTATGTGGTTTATGTTAAATCAAATTGGAGTTTTAACCAAAGAGCTAGTATCTGCATCTAATGCTTTTGCTAGTATGACAGAACCAGTAATGAAAGCTCTAGGCCATGTTGATAGTATTTGTTCTGGAGGTTCTGGAATAGTCCGAGCATAAAAATGAATTTAATAATTGCTTTTATAATTACTTTAGTTATGTTCTGCTTATTTTTTTGGTTATGCTTAAAATTAATAGAGGCAGGGAAATTAAAGAAACAGAAAAGGAGGTATGATAAAAATGAATACGATGACAAAGGGAGAAAATCCGACGGAAGAACAGATGCAGGGATTGGATATAGAGAAACAACAACTTTTAATCCAAGAGAATCAAGCGTACAAGACATTAATGAATATGCAAAACGAGAGTTACTTCAGAGGAGAACTACTAGAGAATGTGCTCTTATTGCAGAAGACTTTATTGCAAATTAATGATACTCTTATTGATATGAATAAGATTAATATTGGTAAAGATTAAATTAAAGAATTAGTATCATATCCTTTTCTTTTAACTAGTACAGATTTTCTTTTGTTATGTTTACCAAATCTAGATTTACCATTATCATACCAATCACAATTTGTTGGAGCTGTAGTAGCTCCCTTTGTTTTTTTATATCCTTTTGGGATTTCTAGTAATTTTTTTATTTTTAAATTATATGCCATTTGTTTTTCTCTCCTTTAATTTAATTCTCTAAATTATAATTGGGGTTTTTGATTATAGCAGATTTCCCAAAACTGCATGATTGTTCTAAATCTTTTTATAGATTTAAATTGTTCCTCCGTTTGCCTGTTGTGCTTGACGTGCTCTCATAACTAAGAATACGATTAATCCTAGTAATATAACTGCAACAGCAATAGTAAACATTATTGGAATCTTATTACTAACATTATCTACTCCAACAGTTAAATTTCCAGTTAGATGATTTGTAGCATCTGCCATAGCAGAATCTTCTGTTAGCAAATTAGCATCAGTTAAGATATTAAGCGATACGAAGCCAACAACTACCAAAAAGATAAGTCCTATAATACCACCAATCAATCCACCGATTTGTCCTACATTTCCTTTTTTGTTCTTTTCCATTGTTAAAAACCTCCATTGTAATAAATAGATTATATCCTAAATCTAATTAACTATCATATATAAATCTGTGTAAACGCTGTGTTTTGTGTTTACAGCGTAACGCTAAACATTATAAGGTATTACTACTGGGTTGGGACGAATTTTTGCCAATTTCTTTGGCTTTAATAGTATCTGACCGCGACGAGCGAAATTCAGAATTTTCAATTTGGAAATTTTCTCCAAATCCCTCATTGAGATATTTGAATACTGTCCTGTCTGCAACATGGAACATCAATCCTAACTCCTTATGAGTTATTTTTGGTTGTCTTTGTTTAACTGCTCTCATAGATTGGGCTACTATTCTTCTTTCAATTTGTATAGGGGATAAACTACCACCATCTTCGGTAGCATCATCTACCATATCAGTATATTTCTTTTTCTTATACAATTCTATTTCTTTTTCTAGTTCTGGGAAAAAAGTATAGCTGGAAAAAAACCCTCCATCAAAATCTGGCTTTCCTGCATTATAATCCCATTCTCTTTTCCCTCTAATATATAATTTCTTTTTACTACTAGGGCCATAAAAATCAAAGACTCCTCTCCTAAAGTCATCATGGAATTTTACATTAATTAAACAATGACTTCTCTGCATGGCATAAAACTTAGGGAGTTCAAAGAAAGATGGAATGATTAAAACTAATATTTGATTAAGCTGTCTGCATTTTCTAAAGTATCTTTTAAGTTCTACTGCATCTTGTTTCATTCCATGAGTTGTTAGATCATCTCCCTCATCTAAAACATTAACAGAGAGCTTTGGAGAATCAAAACTTTGCTTAACTAAATCTTTAGCATTAAGAGAAATATTTTTTGAAGTGAATGTATTATTAACTCCATGCAATTCATTTATTTTATTTGTTAGATATGCTCCAATATGAGTAGCAATAGTAGATTTACCATTTCCAACAGAATCATTACCAGCAATAATTAATAAGAAGTGCATATCATCTTTTAATCTCTTAGCATAAACATTTAGATTCTTTGCTAGGTATTCATTAATATAAGCTCCATCTGTTTTCTGGCCTTTAAAAGTTCCCATAGGATAAAGAGATTCTAGAAACTTCATAAATCAATAGATGCTAAAGAGGCATCTTTTTTCTTAGGAGATGCTAGGCCATGTATATCAATTTGTAATCTAGCAAAGTCCTCAAATTTAAATAGTAGATTTCTAAGTATGTCCCAATTATCTAAGTTCAATGATTCTTTATTGTTACTACCATTGAAATTAGAAGAATGACTTTTGTTAAAGATTGGTTTATTGATTTGTAAATCATCAACAATCTTTCTTAGTAGATGAAACTCCTGGAGTTCTTTATTATTCATTAAGGGAGATGCCTCATAGCAAAGACTAACCAAGTTTGATATTATAACCTCATAATTATATTTCCCATAGAAAGAATTGTAAGCTAACATATTACTTCTTAAATCATTTATTATTTCTTGGGTTGTATGAATCCTTTGCATCTTCAAAAATGCTTCATTAAAAGTTGTTTCTTTATTAAAAATATCTGCCATCTTTATATAACTTAGTTACTAAGTACTCTATTTAAAGTTTCCTATAAGTTTAAATAGCTGACTTAGTTAGTTAGTGTAACGCTGTAACGCAACTCCGTTACACTGTAACGCAAAAAATGAGAGACGATTATAAATTTTACAATGATTTAAGATTTCTTTATATCGCTGTTGCGTTTTTATCTATGCTTTTTATCATAGCATCTATTGATATTTATAATGGTTTAACTTATGAAGATCCTTTAGATTTTCAAATTAAAGGAGATAGTATTTCTGCACAACAATTTTATTATAAGATATTTCAAAAAGCAGTACAAACAGATTTAGACAAAGGAGTTAGTGAAGATGCTATTAGATTAAAGTTTAAATATTTCTATGGAGTAGATGATGGCAACAGCTAATCAGAGTTTCATAAAAAAATATGCTAAAGGAAAAGCATCAAGTAATTCTAAAGAGGCCAGTAGTTCTTTTGCAGAGATTCAAAAAAAGGCAGGAGTTTCTAAACAAGAAATATCTAAACAATCAAATAGAAGAAGATCCTCCAGTAGAAGTTCAAGAAGTTCTTCTCCTCCACAAGTAGATACAAGACAATCAACAATAGCTACTCCAACTCAATCTGCTGGGCAAGTTACTGCACAAAGAGAATTAGCAGAACAGAATAAGCAAGAGGCCATAAATAAAACTTTTCTAATTAGGAAACAAAATCAACAAACAACAATGGAGAATCCAACATTTTCTGCTGGAGCTCCTGGAGTAGATACAAGCCAATCTAATTTACAAACTCCAACTAATTCAGCAACAAGATTAACTGATACTGATAGATTCAAAGGAACACTAAAAGAAAAGGGAGAAACACAACAACAAAAAGATATACAAAAAGTTAAAGATGATAAGAGGCCAGTTGTAGTAAAATTAAAAGAAAAATATGATAGAGCAGAATCTGCATTATCAAATTCTTTATATGGAATAACTGGGTTTAGCAAAGAACAATCTGAAAAGCAAAGAGAAAATATAGATACTACTGATTCTATTTTAAAAAATCAAATAGGAAACTTTGGAACTTTTGTAAAAGATAAAATACCATCTCCATTAACAGATGTAATAGTATATGGAGCAGAAACAAAAGCTAAGGGATATGTTAGTATTGGAACTGGAATTTCTGGATTTGCTGGAGGAACTGGAGATGCTACATTAGATAAGCCAATAACTACTACTGGGAAATATGTAGCTTTAGCTGGAGCTGGTTATGGATTAGGGGTTGGTATAGGATTAACTACTGGAGCTTTAGGAGGAGCTACTGGAGCATTTGCTACTGGAGCATTTGGTGGAGGGCTTAGCCAATTAGCATTACCAGCAATAAATTTAGCAGGAGTATCTTTAGTTGGAGCATCATTAATTAGTGATATAACTTCTGATAAAAGTATTCAAGATAAAGGATATGATGTTGGTACTGGAGTTCTAGAATTTTCTGCTATTGCAGGAGGAGCTATTTCTGGACAACAGGGAGCAATAAAAATAAAAGATATGTGGAGAACAAGAGGTTATAAAAAAGTTCCAGCAGAAGATTTTATTCCAGCAGAGGTTCTTAGTGGTAATAAAAAATATTTAGAAAGTACTGCTTATGGATATGATACAAGTACAGCAGGGAGTAAAGGATATATTCAAATTACAGATACTACTGGAAAGGTAAGAAATATTGATGTTAATAAACAGGCCTTTGATTTAAAGATATTTAATAAAAAACAATCTGGTTATCACACAACTGGGACAAGATGGTGGAAACCAGGAGAAACAATTACGATTGGATCTTCTGAATCTGAATTTGCTGGACTATATATAGCTCCAGATGTATCTCCAGCATTCGCTAAAATTGGTGGTTCTAATTATAATATTAAATTATTCGGTGGTTCAATAGCAGGTTCTAAATCTCCCTCAACTATAAATATAAAAAATGTAGATTTTGTAAAAACATATACAACTGGGGATTTTGTAACTGGAGTTAAACCAGAAATAGAATCAGTAATTTTACCAGGACATAAAGTTGCAACTGAAAAGGGAACACAATATTTTATATGGAAAGGAAGAAGATTTGTTGTAGATATTGGAACAAAACAATTACCAGCATTTTCTTCATATCAATCTAGTTATAGTTCTAATCTTTTACCAACATTAAATTCTCCTAAAACAATTCCAGTTATTCCTTCTACACCAAGTATTCCAAATTTAATAACTGCTCCAGGAGTTTCTTCTGCATCAAGTGTTTCTTCTGCATCAAGTAGTTCTTCATTAATTACTGTTCCAAGTTATTCTTTTGCATCTTCTAGTTCTGCCTCTGCTTATGGGGTAACATCTGTTGTAGCAAATTTAGCAGGAAGCTATAATGATAATATAGAAAGTGTTGATATAAGTAATACTCCAGCATCTATAACAAGTTATAGTTCTGTAGATCCAATTACTAGTTATATATCTCCTCCAAGTATTCCAAGTTCTAGTGGTAGTGGTAGTGGTAGTGGTGGAAGTACTCCAAGTTCAATATCTCCTCCAAGTATTCCAAGTTCAATATCTCCTCCAAGTTCTATAATTCC